GGGAACTAAGTGGACATCTGCTACTGACAACCCAACTAACGCACAGTTAGCTAACGATAACAACTGGGCGATCACATATGATGCTGATCTAATTCCTATTGTCGAGCTTATCGTCAACTCACCTCTTGATACAGGTACTAATCCTTAGTACTATTTAATTGGTGGTCAAGAAACCTCATCAATTATTGGTGGGGTTTTTTCTTTACGCTACAATAAAACTAAAATTACTTAAAAATCGTGGCAGCTACCATAAATGCAACTGTTAAAGGAGAGAATGCTAATAGCTATGTCACATTGACAGAAGCTAATAGTTATTTTGAAACAGTTCCAGATTCAACAACTTGGGATAATAAAACTGATGACCAAAAAAATAGATCATTAATAGCAGCTACCAGATGGATTGATAGCTTTGTTTACTATGGAGACAGATGTGATGATGGACAGGCACTAAAGTTTCCAAGAAATAATTATCAGGTAGATGGTGTCGAGCTGGCTTGTTCTAAGATTCCAAACAATATTAAATATGCACAGTATGAATTAGCTAGAGCTTTGGCAAATGATACAGATGCTATTACAGGTACTACTGGGAAAGAAGGAAATATTTCTGAAGCAAAGTTAGGAGATTTAGCAGTTAAATTCAGTACCAGCTCGCAAGGGGTAGGTTCTGTTAATAATATTTTAGATGTTTACCCTTGGTTACAAAGTTATCTTGGAGCATATATGCTAGGCGGAGCAGGATCTTTCCAAATGAGGGTAGTTAGAGGATAATATGTCGTTTATAGACAATACATTCAAAAGTTTACCAGAACAATTATTAGGAAGTTTTGGTATTGATGTTACTTATATTAAAACTGCTACATCTCAGACATATAATACAACTACAGGAGAAGTGAGTGGATCTGATACAAATATTTCTATGAAAGCATTGATTAGTAATGTATCTGGATCAACTTATGAAGGTACAAGTCAGACTAATGATTTGAAGATTATTTTTGGTAATAAAGAGTTAGGAACATATTATCCAAAAGTAAAAGATAGGATTCAATATGCTGAAGATGGTGTTAATAAAGTTGCAAGAATTATTAGTATTAATACATCTAGGGGAGATAATCCTATACTTCATACAGTTATTGCGAGGCCACAATAATGGCTAAAAATACAACTAAAAAATTAATAAATGAACTTGAAAGGGTATTTGGAGTTTTAATCTATGAAAGTCCTGTAAAAGCAGCAGAAAGAGTTGTAACTGAATTACAACAAGAAGGCCCGATTTGGACAGGTAAATATGCAAATTCATGGCAGATTGAGGCAGCAGGAACTGTTGTCAAAGGAAATGGGCAAGGTGGAAGTCCAAGACCATTAAAAATGCCAAAGTTAACTACAAAACAAAAGCGAAGTTTGCGAACAAATAAAGTTATAATTTCAAATTTTTCTGAAAAAGCTGGTTATGCTCAAGACGAAACACCAGGAAGATTTAGAAGATTTACACCTACACCATTGGCTCAAGGTGGTAAATGGGTTCAAACAAGTTCAGGAAGAAAAGAAGGTGAAGTATTAAGACCTGATATTGGTGGAGGTAGTGAAAAAGGTGTTTCTAGTAGAACTGCACCTTTAGATTGGTTTCCTAATTATTTAAATAGTGGCAAAGTCAGTAAAGCAATTACAGTAGAAACAGATAAAGCTCTTAAGAGAAGTAAGGGAGGTGGATTTTAATGAATTATCAAGGAATCAGATCAAAATTTGAAGCACCGATTAAAACAGCTTATGCTGCATTATCTCCCGCTGTTCCAGTATTTTTTGATAACTTTGGTGATGTAACATCGGATGCTGATAGCGAATTTGTTTATGTAAATGTTCAATTTGGATTAACAACTGAAGTAGGATTAACTTCTTCACTAAATAACATAAGAGGAATCATTACTGTTAGAGCTTTTGCAGAAAAGGATAAAGGGCCAGCGAGAAGTCAAACATTAATTGATACAGCCTTTACAGCTATCGAAACAATAAATAATACTGGACAACCTACAAGTGGTATTCATGTAAGAACTGGAGAGGTAACTGGGCCTACTTTTGCGGATGATAGACCTTTCTTTGTATCAACAATCGAAACAAATTTTCAAGCTACAGTAATTTCTTGAATCTTTACTATAATTCACGCTATCCTATAGACATATCGGGTAGTACCCGTATGTTCAAACCTTAGAATTATTAATCATGGCTACAGTTCTATCGGGTACTTCGGGAGCGTTATATTATTCTCCTGCTGGTACAAGCGTAACAACCCTCACAGCAGCAGCTTTTCCTTCATCAGGAGGAAACATTACTGTTGGTACACAGTTGGGTTACAGAGTAAATGACACAGTAACACTTGCATATCCAGGTGGATCTACAATAACTAACTGTATTCCACCAGCAGATTATTTTGTAAAAACTTATGATGCTTCAACTGGTATTATGACAGTTTCATCAACAGCAGGAGGAGCAGCAGTAACAGCTTCAGCATCTCCTACTTTCGTTGCTGGAACATTTGCAAGCATTACATTTACAGCACCATTAGTTGTTGGATCTGTAAGAGAGTGGAGTTTTGAGATAACCAGAGCAGAAATTGACGTAACAAGTATTGGTCAAACTGTTACTCAAACTGCACCATTTAGAACATTCATCTCAGGTTTTGCTGATGGTAGTGGTTCTGCTAGTGTTTACTCAACAGATGATGACACACTTCTATCCAGTAGAATGGTTGAAGATGTTATCCAGCGTCAACAAACTGGTGCAAAGGTAAGACTCTATATTGATCGTCAGATGAGTGGTGCTAACGTAGATCAAAACGCAAGTAGATCAATCTTGGCAGATATTATTCTTACTTCTGCGAGTTTCAACGTAAACCCAGATGACGGACAGGTTGTAGAGATAGCCTTTAGACCTAGTGCTGCTCCTACATTTGATTTATCAAAATCTGCTTAGTTTAATTAGCATAACTTAACGAACCTCAGTTTATCTGGGGTTTTTTTATGTTTTGCATTAGAATAATAGTATACTATTTTATTTTTATGGTAAGTAATTTATCAGCATTAGATAGGCTTAGAAAAGCTGCAAATCTTGAACCAAAAAAGAAAGAAGTTGAATTATCTGATGGTTCTATCTTTGAAATGTATGTAAGCCCATTGACAATGGCAGAACGTGATAGAGCACAAAGGTTATCTAAAGACGATAACAATAGTTTTGCATTACAGTTATTACTTGCAAAAGCATTAGACGAAACTGGTAGAAGACTTTTCAATGTAGGAGAAATTGATGTATTGAAAAATGAAGTTAAGGACAGCGACTTGCAAAAATTAATGCTTGCAGTAATTACAGAAGAAGAGGAGATAATTGACCCAAAAGATTAGTTGCTGAGTTGAAGAAAGATAACTTTATGATGCTTCAATTTGGTGTAGCTAAAGAATTGGGAAAAAGTTTAAAAGAAGTAAGAGATATGACTTTGGATGAACTTATAGGTTGGAGTTCATATTTTCAAGTAGTTAATGAACAACAAGAAAAAGAATTTGAAAAAGCAAAACGAAGGAGATAAGCTAGAATAAAGTAACCTTTTATTGTTTTGTTGTGGCCCCAAGAACAAAGGCAAGTATAGAGATAGATGTAAAAGGTCTTAAGGCTGTTAATGATTTATTAAATAAATTAAATTCTATTGATAGTAAAGTAAATAAAATAAATAAAGTCTCTGGAGCTAAAGGAGGTAAAGATGATTTTGCTGAGATACAAAAAATTAGAAATCAAATTAGTAGAGTAGAAACAAAATCATTAAAAATAAGAAATCAATTAGTAAATTTAAATAATAAAGATAGAAAAGTTTCAGCAATAAAAGGTCGTTTAACAAGAGCAGAAAATAAAGCTAAAAAAGGTTCATTAGATATTGCAAATAGGGAATTAGTTATTGCTGAAAAATTATTAGCAAAGCAAAAATTGACTACAGCAGAGATTGTTAAACAAGATAAAGCAAGTGCAAGGATGACGGCTATAAAACAAGGAAATTTTGCAGGATCTGGTCCGGGAGTATTTGGCCCACAACCCAGACCATCATTTGCTCAAAGCATTGGAATTAAACGAGGATTTGATTTTCAAAGTGCAGCGATTAGTGGTGCTTTTCCTCTGTTATTTGGTCAAGGGCCAGTTGCTTCAATAGCTGGTGGTCTTGGTGGTGGTGTCGGTGGAATGTTTGGTGGTATGGGTGGCTTTGCAGGAGGTATCGCAGCCACAGCAGCAGTTCAGACAATATCAAATATCGTGGGTGGAATAACTGAGCTAGGTAAGGCTTTAAGTACACTTGATGGTACTTTTAGTCTTTTAAAAGAGAAATCTTTATTTAGTAGTAAAGAAGCAGCAACTAGAGCACAAATTTTACAAACTTTAGGAGAAAGAGAAAAATTAGCAGCTTTATTATCTGAAGAACTAATTAAAGTATTAGGAGAAGATGGAGCACAAGATTTAAGAGAAGCAGCAAAAGTTTCTGAAGAATTGAATACAGAACTGACAAAAATAAGTCTTACTCTTCAAATAGCATTAGCAGGGCCACTTAAAAATGTTCTTAAATTTATTAATGCACTAATAGAACAAGGTAATAAGGTATCTCTTGGAGAAGGGAAAGGAACTGTAAATCTTGGGCCAAAAGAAGATCAATTCATAAAAGATTTTAGAGGTGTTTTAGAAACATTTAACCAATCTCAGCTTGACAGAATTCTTAGAGCACCTATTGGTACAAATGTTGAAGGCTTAAATGTAACTGAGGGAAGCAAACAGGCTATAAGAAAATTTAGTTTAGTAAAACAAGTAAATCCCGATTCACCATTTGTTGGAGGTTCAGGAAAAGAAGGAGCAACGGGTAAAGAATTATTAGACATTGATGCTAAGAGAGTTGCTAGTGCTCAGAAAAAAATAAATAAAATGCAAGAAGAAATAAAATTTGCTCAACAAATCAAAACTTTAGGATTAGAAGAAGCTACTATACAAAAAGAAATTGAAGCTATTACAAAAAATTTAAATGAAGAAGAATTAAAATTATTAGAAACAGGAGAATTAAATATAAGGGCTTTAATAGAAAAAAATAAAGAAGCGAAAAAATTTGAACAAAATGCTAAAGACATAAATGCTGCTTTTGAATCTTTAAGTATTTCAATAAATAATGATATAAAAAATGGAATAGCTGGTTTGATAAAAGGAACATCTACACTTGGAGATTTACTTAATAACGTTGCTGATAGATTCTTAGATGTAGCACTTAACCAAGCATTATTTGGTTCAATATTGGGTTCGGGAGGAGAAAAAGGAGGAGGATTATTAGGTGCTATTGGTTTATTTGCTAATGGAGGTAGACCACCAGTAGGCAGACCTTCAATCGTAGGAGAGAAAGGGCCAGAATTATTCGTACCAAGGTCATCTGGAACTATTGTGCCAAATAGTAAACTTGGAGGTGGCGGTAATACGAGTGTTGTTGTTAACGTAGACGCATCAGGTTCAGATGTTCAAGGCGATGACGCTGGAGCGAAAGAACTTGGAACTCTCATATCTGTTGCAGTACAAGGAGAGCTACTGAAACAACAAAGACCTGGAGGACTACTTTCTAGTTTACGCTAATGGCTACTTTTCCTGACTTTGATCCACAATATTCTGCTACAAAACGTAGTCAGCCCAATCTTAGAATTACACAATTTGGTGACGGTTATCAGCAACGTACAACTTTTGGTTTAAATCAAGATCCTAAAGTTTGGGCATTGACTTTTAATGTAAAAGACAGTGATGCAGATACGATAGAAACATTTTTAGAAAATGAAGCAAAGAATGGTACTTCTTTTGATTGGTCACCGCCCGATGAGTCAACTTCTTATAAATGGATTTGTAGAAGTTTTAATAGAGAAATGTTTGAATCTGATAGAAGTAGAATAACAGCCAGCTTTGAACAAGTATTCGAACCCTAATGGCAGTACCAGTTTCAGCTTTACAAGAAATAAATCCTGGAGCAATTATTGAACTGTTCACTTTGGAGCTTGTTGCAAATTTACATGGATCTACAACAATTTATAGATTTCACAATGGTTCCAATATGAACGCAAGTGGAGAAATAGTCTGGGCTGGTAATGCGTATCAAAGATTTCCTATTCAATGTGAAGGATTTGAATTTACAGGAACAGGAACTCTACCAAGACCAACTATATCTGTTAGTAATATCTTTGGTACTCTTACTGCAATTATGGCAAGTGTAAACCAAGTAACAGTCGGTAATGATCTTAATGGAGCAAAATTAGTAAGAATAAGAACTCTTGCTAGATATTTAGATGCAGTAAATTTTACTGGCAACACTAATCCTTATGGGACACCTGATTCATCCGCAGAATTTCCTCAAGAGATATACTTTTTAGACAGAAAAATTAGTGAGAATAGAGATGTTGTCCAATGGGAAGCTATATCAGCCCTAGACTTAGTAAATGTAAAACTACCAAAAAGGATTGCTACTAGAGATATTTTCCCAGGCATTGGTACGTTTGTTGGATGACTTGGCAGGATATTGCACTTAAACACGCAGAAAAAAATGCACCACATGAGGCTTGTGGTTTATTAGCTGTTTATAAGGGTAAAGAAAAGTATTTTCCCTGTAAGAATCTTGCCGAAGATTTAGGTGAACAATTTATTATTGATCCTGATGATTGGGTAAAAGCTGAAGATGCTGGAGAAGTCATTGCTGTTTTTCATAGTCATCCACAGATACCACCATTTCCTAGCCAAGCTGATCTTGCAAGCTGTGAATACTTAGACTTACCTTTTTATATTGTCACTCCAGAAACAAAAGAGTGGTATTATTTTGAACCATCAGGCTATAGAAAAGGATTAATTGGTAGACAGTGGGTATGGGGTGTTCAAGACTGTTGGAATTTAGTGCACGATTGGTATGAAGAAAAGAAAAATATTACTTTAAAACATTGGGAACGCCCCAAAAGTCCCGAAGAGTTTAGTAAATCGCCTTTGTTTGAATATGGATTACCTCTTACTGGTTTTAAAGAATTGGATGATACATTGGATTTAGAGAAAGGTGATGTATTGTTGATGGATACAGGCACAGGTAATTTGGATCATGTTGCTTTGTATGTAGGAGATCAAACTATTCTTCATCATTGTGTGAAAAGACTTAGTTGCAGAGAAACTTATGACCAAAAGTATATAGAATGGACAAAGAAGAGGTATCGCTATGCTCAGTAAAATCAAAGTTTATGGAAGATTAGCTCGATTTCTTGGAGAGCGTACATTTGAAGCTGAAATATCAACCCCACTCCATGCGTTTAAGTTTTTATTAGCAAACTTTCCTAATTTAGAACGACACATGATGGAACAAAATTATTGTGTCAAAGTCGGTAAAGATGAGATTGATGAGACAGAATTATTCGACCCAATAGGTCAACAGGAAATAAAAATAGTACCAGTAGTTACAGGTTCTAGAGGTTTTACAAGGGTATTAGCAGGAGTAGCTTTAATAGGAGCAGCTATTTTAGCCCCTGGAGCAGCACCCGCTTTCGGTCTTGGTGGTTTTTCAGCAGGAACAGCAGGAGCAAGCCTATTAACTGTTGCAGCATCTAATTTTGGTGCATATCTTATTTTATCAGGAACAGCACAGATGCTTACTCCTGTTCCACAACCTCCAGGAGTTTCAGAAGATCCACAATCTATGAACTTTTCATTTAGTGGAGTACAGAATACATCAAGAGCAGGAACAGCTTTACCTATAATCTATGGAGAAATTTTCGCTGGATCGCTCGTGGTGTCAGCAGGAATTGATACAGTACAGATAAGAGGTACAGCATAGATGGCTATTGTTAATCGCTCTGAAGATGATGTAGTAGTAGATTCTACGCTGCCCTCCAATGCCTTATCAAGTAAACAATTTGCAACCATTGTTGATGTTCTGAGTGAAGGTGAAATAGAAGGCTTTCCATCAGCAGCAGCATTTACAAAAGGTACAGCTAATTACAATACAGCAGCATTAAAAGACGTTTATTTAGGAAAAACCCCAGTATTAAGAGCTAGTGCCGATCCAACTGCTACCCAACCTACAGATT